TTACGGATATTGACACCTGTACTAAAGACTCCCATAGAAGCGACCACAATAGCATTTTTCTGTTTCTCCGTTATTTGTCTTATTGCTTCTCTATCAGATGTTTCTACCTCACCACTCACGAAAAAAACCTTTCGATCTTCTTCAACCGCATTCTTAATCAAATCATACAAAATCTTTCCATGTTTCTTAACATATTGAAATAATAATAAAGTATTACCTTTTTGATCTACTGCCAGATTTTTTATAAACGTGTTTCGTTTTTCATTTGAAACTATAAAATCAATTTCTTCCTGATATGTTTTATTGAAGTCTTTTCTTATTTTTTCAGGATATTTAAGCTTTAATATATTTATCTTCAATTTCGCAAGAGTTTCACTATCTTGCAAATCTTTTGTGGTAGTAGCTTTAAAAACTCTACCAAATAATCCTTCTAGGACAAGCTTATGTGTTTGAGTTCCATCTAAAGTTCCTGTTGTTCCAATTCTGTAGCTTGTTTCTGTGCACTTATTCATAAGTGTTGTAAGAGACTTTGACTTGAATCCGTGACACTCATCTCCTATGACCATGTCAAAATCTTTAAACCACACTTTAGGAAACTTATAAATCGATTGCCATGTACTTATGACTATTTTAGAATGTTCAATGTCTTTATCTTTTCCAGAATATATGACATGTGCACTGCCATCGCCATAATCTTCAAAATCACCTCTCATCTGCTCAACCAAAGATGTAGTAGGTACAATGATAAGAACCTTTCCTTTCATATACTTTGTTAATGCGTATATGATCAGCGATTTGCCTGAACCTGTAGGAGATAATATGATCGCTCTTCTTACGTTTAAGGCTTTTTTTATAGCCTCATATTGATAATCGCGAACTTCGTAAGGAAGGTTAAGATTTCTGATATGTGATTGCAATGTAGCATCACTTATATCATCTACGTCCCAAGGCGAGCCGTAATTAGTTTTATTTGTTTCTACAAGATAATTTCTTTTAGCAGCAAAGTTTGTGACATAAGTGAATAAACCTACTGGCAATTCTTGAGATTGAGCGTTATATAGTCGTATTCTTCCGTCCCATATTTTGTTTCTGTAGGCAGGCATAAACCTGTAGCCGGGTACATAGAAACAAAAAAAGTCGGAAAGTTCTTGGCCAATCCCTCTATCACATTGTACTCTGAGTGCTGATTCATTAATCTTACTGATGGTAAGCTTATCCGCCACTTTCGAACTGTCTCCACTTGATCATATTGCCGATCGTCTGATGTCGCCATTTTATGTTATCGACTATTTCTGTTAATGTATCTATAAGAGTTTTAAAATACTGAATCTTCTCTTCTGACTGTTGAATCTCAGGATCTGAATCATAATAATAATCCATCTCACCTTTCAATATTTTTAATCCATCAAAAGGATCCGGATCCCATCCTTCTTTTTCAATTTCTTCCTGAGTCATCTTTCCATTATAGTATAGCCACTTCTTTTTGAGAAGCGTTTTCTGAGTGAACTCGTGTCTTTTCAATTGTAGCTTACACGTGGACAACAACTCAAGATATTTTGCATGTAACGCTGGCGTTTGCCGAGATGCTTCGTAAAGATCGCTTACGTCAATACGGCAATCATCTTTCCACATATCATGTATGTTTTTCAAATCAATCATCTATCATTATCCTTATGTATTTATTTAAGTACTCATATGTAGCTAAATGACCTGCATTGTTAGGATGATGGTCATCTTCACTTATTCTATAGTCAATTGGCTTTTGCTTTGCCTTCAAATACGCTTCTTGAGAAAACAAAAATTCTTTCGATTTTATTGGAGGAGTAAATCTATCTCCTAAATATTCGGACATATAATAAAACACTTTTTTCATAACTTTATAATTGCTGGCATCCATTGCCAACCCTTTTGTAAACTCTTTAAATTCATAAAAACCAAAAAAGTTAGGACCGAACATGTGAAAAACATTATTATGAAAAGTATTGACCATGTCAATATGTCTTTGCATTCTTATGATTGCTTTATCTGGGCGCCAATAAGACGTTCTCATCCAAAGACGCGAAGCTATATCTTTTAGAGTATCATCACCTATAACCAAAAAGTTATTGTTTCTGTCATATCCAGCACCGAGAAACCAATTGTCAAAAGATATCCTCATAGATTGAGTCCATGAGCATATCACAAGATCTGGATTATATTCTTGAATTGCATCAAAGGCATTATATAGAATCCAACTATTGTCCGCGCCGCTCTGAGCGCGATACAACACTTTCATGTCTGTGAAATAGTCAGGCCAAAGTTTTATTCTATGACCCTTATATGAATCGCAGGTATGATCTAAATAACTATCGCCAATAACAAGTATTTTTTTCATTCACGTTCAACATCATCTGTATCTGGAAACTGACCCATTAGGTTTTGCTAGAAAAGCTTCGAAACTAACACCTGGGTAATCATCTTGGAAAGATAAAAAAGCTTTTAAGTTGTCTTTAGCATCATCAAATAATCTCATTCTTTTATATATCTTTTGATCAAGGTATTTTTTGAATATCACTTTTTTGTTCTCTGCAGCAGGTCCCTTTCCTAAGTTACCAGCCCTTTCAACATATATCTTATCAATATCTATACCTTGATTTCTAAAGGTATCAAGAAACAATTCTCTATCATCAAAGTTTGGCCTTGCAGTTACGATGATGACCTTTGATCCTTTTTTGGTAGCATTTTTAAGAATTGACTTGACTTTGTTAATCATCCTTGCGATCGGTGTAGATGTTTGATTGAATATCTTTGCATTTGTAAATTCACCAAAATCGAAGTCCTCACCTTTTTTCAATTTATAATCATTGAACTCTTGGTTGTCAAGCTTCTTTATAACCTTTCCATCCTTAACAACGTGGACACGTGCTTTTGTCTTGAACATTGTTTCGTCAATGTCAAAGATGGTTAAGCCTTTTCCTGCAGCTTCTTCGAGATATGTTTTAAATCTTACCATATAATTATAATACCACAGTTCTAATGATTTGTAAACTACTTTATGTCGAAATATGTGAACCTGAAGGAAACCGGATATATTACGTATTGTACAGTTCCGCTTGCAGCCTCAAATGATATATCGCCTAAAGATATAGGGATCGCATCATAGTATGTGATGGTCTTATTTTTATTATTATGGCTTGAAAGTATAGTGCAGGTGAGATCAGCAGAAGTTGCTCCTCTTCCCATATTCACGGCATCTACACCAGACGTGTCAGGAACTTCTACGAAGCTTTTCATCCAGTTATAAACTTCCATATAACCGGATAAATCTTCGTCGAGTATAGCCATGGCCGTGACCTCACCCATAGTGAGCTTGTCGCCGGGCATAGGCATAGAAGCAATTCTTGGAATTCCTACTTCAACAGATTGTACCGTCGTAGCAGGATGTAGTACCGACTGAGCAAAAAATTCAATATTAGAAAAGTACTTTCTATTGATCTTGAACTTAAAGCCGGTCGGTTGAAGATAGCTTTTATTAGTAGTTTCGCCTGAAGGTTGTATCCCTTTGAGGCCTACTGTCGATGTAACTGCTACTGCCATTTAAATAACTCCCTTTGAGCTATTTATATGTTTATTTTTCCTCAGGCTCAGGTTTTTTGGGAGGGTCATTATCTCCATGATCATGCAAGTCACCTCCGGATTCAAAATAAAATTTACTAATACCAGCTAATATGGGTATAAATGCACCTATGAGAATATTCAAAAGATCTTTCGAAGAAGCAGCTAGCTCTTCTGGTGCTACTAACATCATATGTACAATATATGAAAATATAGCTAGTGCACCTAATGCAATACCAAATCTAGCATAAAAACGTGTGACCTGAATCTTCTCATTCACCGTCATTCCTGCCTTCACTGGCTTTGGAGGATCGGGCGTTTCTTTAATGATAGTTTCTTTTGCCATTTTTCTCCATAAAAAAAAGGGTGGCCTTTCGGCCACCCCCTAGGGTTTAGACTTTTCCTTATTATTAAGTAAGGATGTTGTCTACGCGGAAAATTCTGTAGTAAGTGTTAGTCTTAACAGAAGCTAGTCCGTCTGAAGGCGAAGTGCCTACAAATGGATTGGAAGCCATACCATATCTGGTCTTGAATCCAATCTTTGGCTGGAAAGTATTCTCACCAACCGCTCTTACCATTGTAAGAGGTACGTAAGGACAGTAGAACAATCCAGCATCGTATGCGTTTGTTCCCTTATAACCTACAGTACAGTAATCAACGTTAGCATAAGGATCAATGTAGACCTTAGTTCTACCGTTAAGTACACCGGCGAATGTGCTGCCTGTGTCATCAACATTTAAGTTGGTTGACATAGCAGGAGTATAATCCAACATTCCGGAAGCAGCCAATGCTGAAGCTACATCAGAAGAAGTAACGATGAAGTTACCTTTACCTCTACGTGTCTCTTTAGCAATTATGTTGGCTTCTCTTTCGATCTGAACGATCAGACCTTTGAACTTCTCAACTGACCATCTACCATCAGCATCTGAGCTCAAGTTAAACACACCGTTAACGGCAGTGTTTGCCTGAAGAGCACCAGTTTTAGCCTGTGAGTTGATAGTTCTAACAACTTCACGGTTGATTTCAGCAAGAATCTCAGTAGAGAGAATGTTTGCCAACTCAGTTTCAGCATCCAAGCCATGGATTGCTTTAAGATCCTGAGCCAATTCCATGGAGTATTCAGCTTTAAGAGCTCTGGACTTCGCAGTCACAGTTGCTTTCTCAATGGTGAATCCCATTTCTTGGAATACAGAACCTGCAGTTGAACCAAGAGCTTCAGCCTTATCAGTAGGCATACCACCGGCCATGATATTTGTAAGTCTATCAGAGTCGATTGTATTTGGGCTGTTAGCGTTGGTTACGTTAAGACCGGAAGCATTATCCGAGTCATGCGTTCCACCGGAATCTCCAGAGAACTTAGTTTCAGCTTCGTTGAAGAGAGCTTCACGGTTGGAAGTAGATCCACCCTGATATCTCGACTTCATTGCGAAGATAAGACCAGTTGGTCCAGTCATTGGCTGAACACCAGCAATGTCATAAGCCATGAGGTTAGGCATAGCTCTACGTACTAGTGAGATAAGAACTGGATCCCAGTTTGATGCGGAGCTAATTGCGTTAGCAGGAGCTCCAGTTGCCTCTTCGAGGTAGTTGGCCTGACCACGCTCTTCACGTAGGGCCATTTCTTGGTTTTCAAGAACAGCAGCAGTAACTGCTTTCTTGTGATGATCTTCAATTTTGCCCGCAGACTCTTCATTGAGTACTGGAGCCCATTTTTCAATCAATTTATCGTAAGACTGTTGCATTAGGACCTCCCTTATTTTGCAGATTTACGGATTGCGGTTAAGTATGAGTTCATAACATCAGTAGTAGCTTCAACAACACCGTCTTCGTCGGTCTCATCAACTTCTACAACCATTTTGTCATTAGACTCTGATTTGAAGTATGTTTCTTTGACAGTCTTTACCTTATCAGCAAAGTCTTGTTCGTCATTGAAATCAATTGCTTCAGCATGCTTCTTCAACTTTTCCACTTGAGTTTCTGCTAGATCAGCAGCAGCTTCACGGATAATCGCGTCGCGTTTAAGATTCTCCAGCTCCTCAGAAGTTTGAATTGCTTGCTCAGTCTGCTTATTGAGTTTCTCTTCGAGTTCCTCAACTTGTGCAGCAAGGTCGTCAACCAGATCGACTTTCGCTTCAGGCACTTCAATGTAAGACTCTTTGAACACATCTTTAAGATTGTTCATAAAGTTCTCAGCAATTTCAGTTCTGAGCCCAGTCTGGATAGCGACTTTATTGTCTTCCATCCACTGCTCAACAACATAGTTTAGGTAGCTATCAACTTTTTCGACCATTTCACTCTTTTGAGTTTCCATGGCTTCATCAAGTTCACTACGATAGTTTTCTTCCAAAGTTTCAATTTCTTCAGAAATTTTAGACTTAACAGCGACATCAAAAATTGTAGCGGCCTTTTCCTTAAACTCATCAGAAAGAGTTGCTTCGCTTTCAACAAGAGCATCAAGCTCTCCGTTAAAATCGTAGTTATCTTTCATGGTATGCTTATTTGACATAACAGATTTCTTTCCATGAGACATTTCTCCTTTCATCATATCATCAATATCGGACATGATTTTGCCATAATTGGCCATGAGTTTGTCTTTCTTCATAGAATTAATCTTCTGATACATCGCATTGACCATACCAGCTTTAGTCTTAGGTGGCGTAGCTTTTGGTGCAGCGTCGTCAGCCTTTTGATTTTGCTTTACTGCTTGATCGGCAGCGTTAGCAGGATCGAAAGTAGCTTTCTCCTCCATTGCTTCGTTCTCGTCAGCTTTGGGATCGATTACTTCCTCAAGATCGTTTTTAATTTGATCGTCAGACATACGATTCTCCCTTATAAAGATTGTTTGAGTAACGAGAGGAAATTCTTGAACTCACGCTGCTGAACCTCATGAAGGTTACTTTTCGACGCTTGTTTGATTTCAGTCTCTATCTTTTCAATGACTTGAGTTTCAAGGATGCCATTATTCCAAACCCATTCTACACCTTCCATAACTCCATTAACAAAAGCATTCGGTGCAGATGGATCTTGTACGATGTCAACCGTATTTAGAATATAGTCGTCTTTGACGACCATTACATCTCCCTGTTTCTCAAGGCTACCCATTCCACGAGTTGAGACACCTAGGTGAACCCCTCCATCGAGCAAACCTTCTACGATTTTTCCCATAGGAGTTGGCAAAATAGATGCCTTTCCGACAACATTATTACCGTCAAATTTCATGTCAGTAATGATGTGCGAAACTTTGTCTAAGTTAACTGTTGGCCCTTCGGGGTGATTTAACTCTCCAACTGCTCTCTTAGAATTAACTTGTTCTGTAACGTACTTGCCGACAGCCTTTTCCAAGACTGGTTTCGGATACATTCTTCCGTTACGATTCTTTTTTTCCGCTTGTGCAAATACACCTTCGATGACATACTTTTTCTTGCCATTCTCTTTGTCTTCAGTGATTGTACACTGTAAGTCATTATCGTAGGTTACGTATTCGCTTATTAGTTTCATTTCTTATCCTTTGGCCTGTTTTACAAATTCAAGACCTGCTTTTTTAGCATTGTGTAAACTTGGAAATTCATCTAACATATCACCATCAACATAAGTTTGAAACATCTTTCCATTCTTATTGACTAAAACGTCAATACCTGAAACCTTTTTGTTCCAGATTTTTTCACCAGGAGGGGCCTTCTTCTTAGCCTCTCTAATCTCCCTGAACTTTTTCATCTTCTACTTCATCCTCAGGTTCTGATTCATCCTCTCCTGATTCCTCTTCAGAATCACTTGATTCAGTCTCTCCCTCGTCTTCAGGATCCTCTCCTTCAGTAGCTTCAACCTCATCTCCTGAGTCATCGTCATCTTCATCTCCTTCAACTTCAACCTCATCAACTAAATCCTCATCATCTTCCGGATCGCCATTGAAGACCTGACCTGCAAGCTTGATCTTTTCTTTATCAAGTGCATCAGTTACTTTAGCATTCATCATATCATCGAAAATGACTTGTGCCTTTGCAAAGTCTTTTCCGTTAATATTTGTTATAAGTGTAGATAAATCCATAATCCATATTCCTTTTGATATTATTTATAAAATTTCAGTTTTCAACTCATTAGCTAGATAGGCGCGACGCCTAAATCTTTTATATCTTCCTCTTGTGTTTTAGGTTTACAGTCACATGAAGTACCGCATTGGCAATCTGTGCCATCGCAGCCTTCCATACCGCATAAACATACTGTTTCTTTTTCATTCTCCATAGTAGTCTTCCTCCGCTCTTTTAATTTTTTCTTTTAGTTCGCAAACATTGCTCTTCAACTCGTTATAGGTACCCATGTCTCTGGCATTTGATGCCTCATCTATAGCACTCATGTATGATCTAATTAGTGGCTGGAAAGGTTCCCTAAGCTTCAGGGGGTGGCTCTTCGGAATTGTCTGGTTGTTGATCCCCGTCTGTAGGTGGTTCATCAGGGTCGACTCCCATGCTCTTAATGTCGTCGTCAGTGAATTGTAATACATTTTTCATAACCCATTCTTTTGAGAAGTAACCATCTTCATCTGGTCTTGACACATAATCATTTATGTCATTCAAGGCCTGCAGTCTTTCTCTCATAATTTCCATATTTTTAAGTTCGGCAAAATGATTGTCTCTTAGATAGTCAACCATAATGTCATTCTTCCAAGAGTTCCAATCCTCTTCGGTCACTATACCTTTCATGATTAATTGCTTACGCAATATTTCAAGAAAGAGATGAGAGAATCTCATTCTCAAGCGATCAATAAATTTTTGGAACTTCAATTCATCACGGTTAATCTCAGTAGATCTACCAATGGCGAATGAGGGTGACTCTTGCTCGAGTCTATTCAAGGGAACGTTCAAAGAACGATACAATCTTTTCTGAAAGTATATGATATCTTCGATCTGACCTAGATTTTCTCCTCCGGGAAGAGTTGAGATTTCAGTACCTCTTCCACCTTCTCTTCTTGGCAACCAAAAATCTTCAAGCATTGACATATGCTTTCTATCATCTTTAAGTTGTCCAGTGTCAGCATCATATACGAGCTTATTTCGATAACGTGCCATAATATCTTTAAGATATTGTTCTGCCTTTCCTCTTGGCAAGTTACCTACATCAATATAAAAAATCCTTCGCTCGGGCGCGCGGGACAGGCGATAAATTACGAGTGAATCTTCCATCATTCGTAGTTGATTCACAGGCTTTAAGGCCTTATGCAAATGAGATAAAACTTTTTTTCTCGCTGGATCAAGTAGACCAGATGTTACGTAACTGATTGCATCTGCAGAAAGTTTCAATCCTTGAGCTTGTGACCCGGGTTTTTCTTGATAGATGTAAAACTCATCAACCTTTTCGATTAATGATGCACCTGTTTTCGGATCCTTTTTCTTCTTAACTTGTTTTACTTTTCGTATCTTGGCCGCATCGATAGGTCTTACTTCTTTAATGCCTGCTTTGAGATTTGCTTCATCGACTACCAAGTGGTGATACAATCTCCCATCGATGTACCACTGACGAAACAGGTCTTGTCCATTCTCAGTAAAGTTGAGCATGGATACTACACCTGCAAATTCTTCTGATATTTTGTTTTTAATTGATTTAGATACGGGAACATTATCTAATACAATAGAACACGGCTTTTCTTTTTCAGAAACAATAACCGCTTCATTTGTAAGATCTTCGATTGCAGCGTCCACTTCCGGATGTGCTGCAATTCCTCTGTACTTCATGATCAATTGGTGATTATCTTTTGTATCATCACCATCTAAATTCAAATATTGACCAAAGTGAGTCCCTGCAGCAGTTACAAATCCTGCACCGTCTTCATCTTGTGGGGGTACGATAGATTTTAGATTTTTATCAGAACTTGCGCGTTTGATTTCAAATCCGAAAATCTTTATACCGCCGGGATTTTCTTCTGCCATAGTTTAACCTCTTAGGATAATAGAGAGAGGTTTTATCCTCTCCCTATAATTTATATGCTTCTTAAGTGGTGCTGTTTGAAGTCCAATATTGTACTTGGAATTCAACAGTGAACTCTTCAATAGCATCGTTCGTCTCATATGAGAGATCGATAGCGCTAACGTTGGTTGGGAAACAACCTGTTAGTTTATATTGCTTAATAGTATCACCGTTTTTATTGAGCTGATCAACCAACAAGTCTGTTGAATAATCAGTCATTGAAACCAAGCCAGTATTTTGCGTATGTGCACCGATACCGTTCATCCATCTTTCCATGGAATCTCTAATGACAAAATCAGTGTCATTAATAATGGTTACGGTCCATGGTTCAAACGTCCTATCACCAGCAATTTGCAACTGTCTTCCTCTAAAAGGAACTACAATTGGTGCAATTACTGATGCGGGCAATTGAGCCGCTTTACACAAAAACGAAGTCACCTCAACGTCACCTTCGGCATAACCTGGGAAGTTTATTGTGCACTTAAATAGATTAGGTCGTGCACCACCACCTCGGATTTTCGATTTAAAATCGTCAACTCCTAGAACTGCCATTTACTCCTCCTTAGAATCCGATTCCAGCGATTTCCTCAAAATCAACACCGGTTCTAACTGCAACAAAGTTGAGTGTTACGAAGTTGATGGATCTCGCAGGTTTGATTAAAATATTCGCAATGAATTCATTACGATCGATGACTGCTGCTGTGTTATTGGTTTCGTCGCATACCACTCTAAAGTCTGTGATACCGCGTCTACCTTTGATTTCCCTGAGGAAAGGTTCCACCACACCCACAAATTCTGCTCTGGTAAATTCATCGTTGAATTCGAACATTACATTTCGAGCAGCAAGAGCAATTGCTCTTTCAATGACAAGGAACAGTCTTCTTACATTGATTCTGTCAAACGCAGAAGGTCTTGCAAGTTTTGTCTTATCACCGAAAAGCAGTACCCCTTGACCCGGCAAGTTAGCAATTGGATTGATGCCTGCCTTGTAAAGAGTATCTCTTTCTGATTTAGTTGGCGTGTATGCAAGAGAGGTGATACCTAAGTATTGTCCTCTTCTTGGACCAGCCGGTGAAAACCATGGTGCAGCAACAAAGTCAGTATTTGCCATGATACCTGCTGTCGATGACGCTGCAGGGATTTGAATATACTGATCATTGAACTTATCATAAATCTTCAAATAGTTATTATCTACTATGAGATAACTTGAAGACGTATAAGTTGCTCCGGCCGCTACCGTGTTTGCAACTGGCGTAGTCGTTGTAATAACATCTGCTACAGGAGGAGACGTTACAACAACACAGTCTTTTCTTGTAGATTGTGCAATGCCTACAAGATTATTAACTACAGTCGTTGAACTAGTTCTGGTAGTAGTTCTTGGTGCAATCAAAAAGTCAACTTGGATAGTGTCCTTATCCTTAAACTTTTGATAGCCTTCTAAGAATTTACCTAATCCACCAGTTCCTGCGAATGTAGAATTTGCACCTGAATCTAGCTTATAAGCATGAACAGATTGTAGACTTGATTGCAGTGCGAAGTTATCGCCTGAATCAATCTGGGTTCCTCCTGCAGCTTTAGAACCAACAATTGATTTGCTAAAGTCTGAGTCAAATCCAGCCTGCCACACATATTCTGATCTGCTGTTAATTACATCCTTGATATAATTCGACGTGCCATCGTTTGATTTCGCATTCGAACCTAATGATAGGAATGGGAAAGTTTCAAGGACTGTATTTTTGGTTCCTGTAAAGGCACCGTTTTTATCCAATACTGCTACGTGAACTTCATCATTAGAAGCATTTGCTTTAGTGGCGAATTCTGATGTTCCCGGGGCTGCATCAAAGTTATCCTTAAGTGACCAACCATCAAATGCAGCGTCTGCACTTGTGAATGGGCAAATCTGGACTTCAATGCTATTACCCAAAGCTCCTGGATATTTTGCTATGAAGTTTCTGCCATCAGAATCTTGTGCCGCTTGAACTGTGTTCCAGTGGTCTAAGTCTCTGATTAGTGGCGCGTTTCCATCACCAAATCCTGAACGATGTCCATTATACGCATTTACTCCGTTACTGTCTACGACACGAACTACCTGCAGTGCGTTCGTATACTTAAGAAAGTATGATGCAGAATGGAAATCGAAAGTATTGATGGTGTCGGGAGATCCAAATCTCTCAACCAAAGTCGCTTCATTGTCAACTTTGACTGGCTTTAGAACGGGTCCCCAGCTAAAATTACCTGCAATCGCTCCCGTTGAAGATGATACACTAGGCACTACGCCTGAAAGGTCAATTTCTCGAACGGTAATTGCAGGAGACTCTGAAAATGCCATATCTTCTTCCTCTCGAGTTAATTATATGATTGCCATAATACGATTCTTTTCACTCAAAACTATTTATAATATTAGAAGTTTTGATCTCGATGGTCTAAAGCCCACGGCCTATCCTCAGTAGCCTCTTCAACATGAGGTTCACCTTGATCTATGATTCCAAATGGAACAATGTCGTCTTCAATCTCTTTCATTTTGTGCTTGAACATGAGTTGTTTAATATTAATATCAGTCATATCTGAAAAGTATTGAGTCGATATGAAATAACCGAACATCACTAGATTCATAACTAAGTCATCATGGTTTCCTACAGAAGCCTCAAAGGAAACACCCTTAGAAACAAATGTTGATATTTCAAGAATTGTATTCTCATCACTAACATCCAATTTCTTGTTTTCCAAAAGATCTTTAAGCGCTGAACACCCTATCCTCTTAACTTTTCTATTCATCTCAACACCAATTTGATCAGCCTTTAATGCTGATCTGACATGGCAATTCTCATATTCTAAATCATAATAAAGGCCGGTGCAAACAATACCACCCTGATCATTTGCCTCAATTATAACATACGCATCGTTGTAAGATTTCGCATACTTATAGATAATATTGGGGAAGAGTAAAGGAGAGATAGTAT